CACGGTGTCCTTCAGCCCGCGCAGCTCCAGCAGGTTGCTGTTGTCGAGGTATAACTCAGACATCACCGGTCACCACACGGCCGCGCAGGCCGACGAGGATCTCGCCCTCGGATTCCAGCGCCGGGGCGGTCGCGCCCGTGCCCGCAAGCGCGGCGCGCGCCTCCTGCTCGGCGATGAGATAGCCGAGGATCTGGTCACCGCCGATCAGGATGATGTTGCCGAACTGCTCCAGGCTGGGGATCGCCGCGGGCGAGATGACCACAGCGCCAGGGAATACGGCCAGATCGCCGATCGCCTCCTGGGTGGGGATGCCAGACGGCAACAGAACCACCGAGCCTGGCGCGACCAGGGCGGCCCCGAAGGCCTCGCCGCTCGCAATGCCTGAGGTGAGCACGGCGACCGCGCCTGGCTGCACGGCCAGCGCGCCGAAGGCCGTCTCCGAGGGCAGGCCGGACAGGATCAGATCCACGGCCCCAGGGGTCAGGACCGGCGAGCCGACGGCCTCCGCGCTGGCGATGGATGAGAGAATAATATTCAGTGCCTGGTTCAGCGCGGGCGTACCGAGGGCCTCGGCGCTGGCGATGCCCGCCAGCGTGATCGCGACTGACCCCGGCGTGACCGTGGCAGCGCCGAAGGCCTCCGCCGTGGGCAGACCGGAGAGGCTCAGCGTCACCGCGCCGGGGCTTAGGGTCAGCCCGCCGAAAGTTTCCGCAGAGGCAATGCCCGAGGTGAGGGTGATGGTTTGCCCGCCGCTCGGCGGATCCGTAAACGTCCAGTCGGTATTATTCCCTGAATTGGTCGAGTGGGTCCCGGCATAGAACGTGCTGCCGGGGCTGCCGATAGAGTCCTGAATATTCCAGTAATCCACGCCGATCGTTCCGCCGCCGCTCTTGGCCAATGTGTGCTGCCCTGATCCCGTGTAGAGATCCACAATGATCAGATTACCTGCCGTGCCATTGCAATTCACCGCCCCGACAGTGAGCGTGTCGCCAGCAGTGAATAGTAATTTCGGCGTGCCTGCATATTTGGTGAGTGTGCCGATTGTCAAATTACAGTCGATGAAATACTGCCCGCCAGCGGAGTCCAACTTCAACTCGCTTATCTGCGCTCCATCGCCGGTAAACTGTGGGCGATTGGTCCCGCCGGACGATTTGATCTGCCACCATTCTACGCTGGTCCAGTCCTCATTCGTGCCGAGTGCTATCACCGCGTTGTAGTTGGTTGTGGTGATGGTGGTGCTGGCATCGCCAACCACAGTGAGGTTGGTATCAGCCGAATTGTCGATTGCGTTCGTACCGCTCGCTGTGAGGGTGATCGTGCTGCCAGATAGATCCAGCGTGCGTGCATTGATCGCAGTACCACCGAGTTTTATTTTCGCAGCGGTAATAGCATTACCGCCAGACGTATACACGCCTTTTCGCAGCTGTAATTCACTCCCAAGCGACAGCGCATCCTGCTGGTCTATCGCCGAGGGGCCGTCACATAGGAGAGTATTCCAAGTTTTTCCGGCGGCAATGACCGCGCAAGACCCGCTGCCTACCAGATAAACATTCATGGTACTTGTGCCCGACCCCATCGTCATCCCACTGACGAGGGTGGGCGAGCCGTACACATTGAGCGAGTAGTAACCGCCGGCGCAGGCCAGCGTGCCTGTGAACCCAGTACAGTCGAAATCCCGGCAAGTCTTCCCGCTGGCGTCCAACGTCAGTGTAATTGCCCCGGAGTTGGCATCCAGATATACATTGTCGCCGGACCCAGGCACACTCGCGCCAGACGATCCGCCTGACGTGGCAGACCATACCGAGGTACTAGACCAGTTGCCAGTGGCAACTAAAAAACGATCAGCCACCTTTCACAGACTCCTTGGGGGCGAGCTTAGTTTCGATCTCCACAATCGTCGCGTCCATTGCGTCGCGCTCAGCCTTGAGTTTTGCCAATGTATCTGCATCCTGCTCAGCCTCGGACTTCTCACTCTGCGCCTCAGCCTCGGCGATCCGCGCTGCCCAGGCGTCATAGCGGGCCTGCATCTGAGCCTCGATCTGCTCCTCGGTGAGCGCGGCATATTCGGCCTCGGTGAATATCAGCGCATCTGAGTACACGCGCCCATCGTCGCCAGTAACGGAGAAACGGATGCGGACCTCGGGGGATTTTTGGGTGAGGGTCACCAATACTTCCTCGGTCGCGCGATCCCCGGATCGCACTCCACGGTGTACTCCACCACGTCAACGCCGCAGCGCGTTAAATTACAATGCCATTGCGGGCCGTTGCGCTCGACCTCGACCAGGCCGCGGTCCGCCAGATAATCCAACTCGCGCCGCAGTTCGACCGTAGTCACCTGCTGCTGCACGTCGGCGACGCAGGTCGCGATCAGCGTTTCGGCCGCGCCCACCGGCCGCGCCGCGTTCAGTGTGATTAATATCAGCCAGCGCAGATTCTCGCGCCGACCTTTGTCCAGATCTATCGCCATGTCATGTCTCCTTCGGCCGCGCCGCGCGCAGCGCCAGGTTGTCGATCTTCGCGGCCAGCGCGTCGATCTTCGCATGCAACACCACCTCCTGGCGGATGGCGTCTTCACGCCGCCAATATTCCTCCGAGACCTTCAGGCGGAACGCCTGCAGCTCTTCCCGGTGAGTGCGGTCGTCGTTTTCCAATTTGGCGAAGCGTTGATTCCAATGTTCGGCGGCCTCGGCGCGCGCCTTCTCCTGCGAGTCGAAGCGCTCCGCCAGCCGCTTGTCGAACTGCTGCATCAGCAGGCGGATCAACACGAATCCGCCCGCCAGCACACTGGTCAGCACGCCGACCAGGAAGACGATCACCTGCCAGAGTTCCACTTGCAGCATGGTGGCGGTCGCGGTCATATTATTTCGCGGCCTTCTCGATCTTGTGGCCGAGCCCGATCACTGCGAGCCCGCCGGTGATGAGCGACAGTGCGGATTGCAGGTCCGCGTCCGCCTGCCCCGTGAACGCCATGAGCAGCGTGCCGACGCCGGACACGATCATGCCGATACCTCCGGCCCAGGTCTTCCAGCCCCTCATTGTGGTAACTCCCGCGCCGGGGCGAGGGCGCCCGCCATCACCTTGGCGATCTCCGGCAACGCCGCGGTGAGCGCCGCGGCCACCGCGGCCTCCACCTCGGCGCGGATCGCCTGCCCCCCAAAGGCCTGCACATCCTTCGCCTCGTAACTCGCGGTGAAGGTGCCGTCCGCCCCCTTGCTCACGCGCACCGAGACGTTCGACTTTTCCTTGCCGTCGACCACGCGGATGCCACAGAACATCTGGCCGTCGATGCCTTCCTCCGCGCCGCAGCCATCGAGCTTCACGTTGGTGAGCCCCGCGTTTTGCTGCGGGCCCCAGGGCACGGCGGCACAGCCGGCCAGGCCGATCAAGAGTAGGGCTAAAAAGATTGAACGCATCATGAGGCACCTCCAATAACAGGGAGTGGGTGAGGGTGAGTGAGCAGATAGTGCTGCAACAGAAACAACCGCCGATACCAACCGCGCGCAAACCGCGCCTGGCTGGCATCCGCCCGCACCAGCGTGGCGTAGAACTCCGAGCGGTAGGAGCAATATTCCGGCAGGAACTGAGCGGGATCGCAACGCTCGGCGGCGGCGATCGTCATCGGGCCGATGCGGCCATCCGCCGGCACGCCGAGCCCCTGTTGCACCAGCCGCTTGGCGGGGCCGGGCCGGTGATTCAGCAGTCCGTCGAACAGGCAGAGCGCCACCACCGGCGGCAGATCCTCGCAGCGATTTGGCGCCCAGAAATAGTCATACAGGATCCGCACCTGGTGCTCGACGCGCAGCGCGCGGATATCGTCCGCATCCACATCGCCATCCCGATCGATGTCGCCATCGCGATGGCCATCCCGATCGCCATCGGGCAGTGCCTGCAAGGTGGGGAGGGTGATGCCGAGGTTCGTGACGCAGCCACGATCGGCGGGGTCGTTCACATAGCCGCCCTCGACGGTCAACCAGGGGCGGACGAATTGCGCATAAATGGGGCTGTACATGCCGCCAGCATAGCGGCAGGCAAGGGGGTGCTATCTACTAAAGCGGTTTAGAAAAAAGGCTGGAAGGGGGGCGGCTTATTGGATCCCGAACAGCTTCAAAGTCTCAGAGTCGAACACTGTGGGCGACTTATCCCCCAGTTTATCGTTTTTATATTTCAGGATGGCCGCATGCGTGGCAGGGTTCAAATATCCGTCGGCCTGGGCGGCGTAATAACGCTCCCGGATCAAGACCCGCTGCATCGCGAGGACAATATTCCGCTGCTGGATCTCGTTCGAGATATCCGCGCGCCGGGACAGTGGCAGCGGTTCGAGCTTTACGCTGATGACCGCCGGGTGCAGGTTATTCTGCGATCCGGTGGTCGCATCGATACCCCAGCCGATCATGCCGCCGGCGATGGCATTACCCCACACGGCATAACCGATGGCGTGGGACACGGCGATGGTCTTCTGGCGGTAGCCCTCTTTCGCGAGGGTCACCAGATGATCGCGCTTGCGCGTGAGGGTGATGTCCGTAGGGCTCTGGCCCAGCGTTTGCCCGTCCACGATCACATCCGCGTAAGGCGGATCGGTGGCCACCGGGATAATTTGGTTCGGCCCGTTGATGACGGTGGCGCAACCCGTCAGCAGGCCCTGAGCCATGACGACGAATACCAGGAATTTCCTCGGCGCGAATCTCGACATGATGCCCCCCTCTCAAAAAGTTATTGTAATACACTATTGTATTAAACGGAGTAACAGCCTCCCTTAGTCGAGCCCGGCTCACACTGGAGAGTGAGCGGTAGGCATACAGCACCGCCTCCTCTTCCGGTGACCTGGCTCCCCCTTTAGGCAATTCTGATTTTCTAGTAACTGCCGGAGGGGCGCCGGGCTTGGCCGGGACCTCATCCGTATTCTTTGCCAATGCTGCCGTCCTCCCTGATCGTTTTTATATTCCCCTGAAATAATTAGCCCGTTTTGTCTTTCTGCCGTTCCGCTGAGACAAACGCATTGATCACTATCTTCACATCGGCGCGTTTCGAAGCAGGCAAGGCTCTGATCATGGCGAGAATAGATGCTTCCTCACGTGTCAGGTCGTCTGTGCCTGAGACGCCGCCCAGCATCGGCCCGTCGCCGGTCATCAGCCAGTTGGCATTTAAACCGTCTCCAGCCAGAAGTGCCAGCAGATCGGAGTTCGGCCTGCGATGTCCGCCCTCAAATCGATTCCATGATCTAAGCCCGACTCCATATTTCTTTGCCGCCTGCTCCTGTGTCAGACCGAGCGCCAGTCTGAATTCAGTCAGCCTAGCCCCGACGCCGAGCAGATCTGGCTCTGAATAACTCAACAGTTGCCTCTCCAAAATACGCCCATACGGGCTTGACAATGCGCCCATTTGGGCGTAATAATTAATCTCCATGAACATTAAGACTATGCCAAAAAAACCGACTTCACAACCAGGGGAAGAGTTGTTGCGGTCGATCCGTGCCGGGTTCGTGGCACAGGGCACGACGTTTACCGAGTGGTGCCGGGCGCAGGGGGTGCAACCGCCCAATGCGCGCATGGCGATCCGCGGCGGGTGGCGGGGGCCGAAGGCGAGCCGCCTGGTGCGGCAATTGATCCAGGCATCCGGCGCGAGGAGGGCGGCATGAGCCTGGATGCCTATGGCATCAGCGCGGAGACGCTGAAAAATATCGCGGCGATGTTGTCTTGGATCTTATCCATCGCGGCCGTGGCGCTCAGCATCATGGCCAAGAGGGATATCAGGAGGGACAGGGAAGATTTGAAATCCTGGCGGGCCGATCTGGCTTCCTGGCGTGCCGATCTGTCTTCCAGGCGAGCAGCCTTGACTTCCTCCCCCTCTAGCCCCTTGAGTCGCATCCAGTCCTCCGCCCACTCCGAGACAACTGAGATCCAGGCGCCCGAATACACCCGGCGGCGGACTTCGGTCTCGCCTAACGACTCGAACTCCGCGATGGAATTCTCGCGTGATATCACGCCGGAGGAATGACGTGGCGGCAATTTTCCTTCTTTCATTTGGTGGCCTCCTGGGTTTTGTGTGGACTGTGAGCCTCCACATTTTAACCCCCGGCGGGGCGCCTTCTTTTCACACCCTATGAATTCTTTTCAGCATTCCATAGGGCAAAACCCGCCACGGCGGGGGCGCAAAAAATATCAAGTCTTTGATTTTTATGGTTTACATAATTTTCAGCCCCAATTTTTTCCCCGCCGCGGCGGAGGTGCATCGAGGTGAGCATGGAAAACAAAAGCATGAAGAAAGGCATCGCGATCATCCTGGCCCTCGCCGGCCACGAGGTGCATGGGATGTCCCCCACCGAGATCGCCAAGGTTGCCCAGCTCTCGCCGGCGGCCGGCACCTGCTACCGGCAAACCCTGGAGGGGCTCGGCCTGGTGGAGGAGGTGCCCGGCATCAAAGGGCGCTATCGCCTCGGCCCCCGCTTCGTGCAGATCGCGCTCGCGCATCAGTCCGGGCTGGAGCGCGTCAAGCAGCGGGTGGCGGAGGTCGAGCAGCGGTTCAGCCGGGCGCCGCGCTAAGCGGGGTCCATTACACATATCAATAATAAGGGGGAGTTATGGGAAGAAAGAAGCTCAGCAGTGAGCCCACCGAGAGGATCGTCGATCAGATGCCCATGCCCAGTGAGGGCATGCGCCAGGCCGAAGCTGCGCGCGGCCAGGTGCAAGCGATGGACCGCCAACACCGCGAGGCGATCAAATCCGCGGCGCAGATCCAGACGCATCTCGGCTACCACAAGCTCTCCGGGCTGGCGATGATTTCGCTCTTCGAGGAGGCGCGTGCCACCAAGTCTTATCTCGGATTGCCGTACTCCGACGAGCAGGGTAACGACCTCGCGGTCGAGACGCTGGAGCAGTATTGCCAGCACTATCTTGGAAAGTCGTACAACTTTTTCCAAGAGCATACCCAACTGCTGCGGAGCCTGGGAGAAGTCGCCTACGTGAGCGCCAGCGAGCTCGGCTTCTCGCGAGCCCAACTGCGCCTGGTGCAGCAGTTGCCGGAGGCGGATCGCCAGATCGTGAGCGACGCGATGGCGGCCAAGGATAAGGACGCCGTGGTGGATATGCTGGAGGCGCTGGTCACGCGCAAGCAGGCCCTGGAAAAGAAGATCGGCGGGCTGGAGGCGGATGCCGCGGCACATGCGAAGCTCATCACCAACAAAAATAAAAAGATCGACGATCTCGATCGCCAGATCCACGACTTGCGCACGCACACCAAGGACTGGCACCCGCGCGCCTTCGAGGTGTGCCTGGAGATCAGCGAGGTCGGCGCCAGGATCTTGGAGGCGACCGACCGCCTGCAGGCCCTGCGCGATACCATCCTGACGGAGGATTTTGGCCCGGAGCACCTGGCGGCTATCGACGCGATGGCGGTGGTGTACTACGACATGATCCATCAGATCATCGATGTCACCGACGATCTGGGCGCAGCCTGCCAGCATCATTTTCTTGGCTACAAGGAAAAAGCCCGGCCGCTGGTGAACATGGCCGAGGTCTTCGGCGCCTACGACAAGCCGGCCTGAGCCATGACGCTGGCGGAGCACGACATGCGCAACGCGGTGTGCGATCTGGCCCGCCGCCTGGACGCGGCCCCGCACGGGGTCCGTGGCCGGCTGGTTGGAGAGTTCGCCGGTCATTACGGCATGACGGTGCAATCGGCCTACCGCCGGCTGAAGAAAGTGGGCTGGGCTTCGGGCCGGAAGCGACGGGCCGATGCCGGCCAGTCGAGCGTGCCGGACGCCGTGCTGCTGCAGATGTCCGGCGCCATGCGCGGCGGGATCCGCAAGAACGGCAAACCCACGCTGCACACGCCGACCGCTCGCAGCATCCTGCATGCCAACGGCTGCCCTGTCCCCGTGACGAATGCGCGCATCAATAGTCTGCTCCGCCGCCGCCAGATGAACCTGGCGTGCCAAACCCAGCCGCGTGCCTGGCAGGAACTGCAGAGCCTGCACCCGAATCACGTCCACTTGGTGGACCCCTCATTGTGCCTGGTCTACTACCTGCCGGACGGCGGCCAAGCCGTGTTGCACGATGACGAGATCTATAAGAACAAGCCTGACAACATCGAGCGCCTGGGCGACCTCAAGGTGTGGCGTTACGTGCTGGCCGATCACTACAGCCACGCCTTGACCGTCCGCTATTACCAGGCCAAGGGCGAGACGCAGGCCAACCTGTTCGATTTCCTGTTGTACTGCTGGGCACGGCGCGAGGGCCGGGTGTTCCACGGCGTCCCGAAGATCCTCTATTGGGACAAGGGCTCCGCCAACCAGGCGCAGGCGATCAAGAACGCCTTGCGCGCGCTGGACGTAACCCCGATTGCCCACGAGGCCGGCAACCCGCGCAGCAAGGGCTCGGTGGAGGTGGCGAACAATATCGTTGAGACGCACTTTGAGTGCCTGCTGCGGATCGAGCCAGTCCACACGGTCGAGGCACTCAACGCCGCGGCGGAGCATTGGACCAATGCGTTCAATGCGGATTGTATCCCTGGGTATGACGCACGGCTGAAACGCAAAGGAATGAGTGAACCGCGGTCGCGAGCCGGCCTGTGGCAGACGGTGAGACAGGAGCATCTGCGGATCCTCCCGGATCCGCAGGTCTGTCGGTATCTGCTCTCCGCCGATCCGCAAGAGCGTAAGGTGCGCCCCGATCTGACGATCAGTTTCAAGCACCCTGCCGCGGAGCGGACGCAGCATTACGATCTCTCCCACATTGAATTTGTCTACCCGCGCTGCCTCGTGCGAGTGTCCCCGCTGGTGTATGGCGATCACGAGGTCGTCGTGTACTGCGACGATTACCAGGGGGCGGAGCATACATTTATCGTCACGCCGATTGCCTATCATGAGATCTCCGGGTTCCGCCTGGATGCGGCCGTTATCGGCGCGGAGTTCAAGTCGCAGCCGGATACGCCGGTCGAGCGCGCCGGCAAGGCGGCGGACCGGGCAGCCTATCCCGGCTTGAGCGACGCTGAGATCAAAACCGCGAAGGCAAAAAATGCTACGCCGTTCGACGGCACGCTGATCGCCCATTCCCACCTAGCCGACGTGGCGCCACCAGCCTTCATGCGCCGCCCCGGCACGGAGCTCACCGTGCCGAACCGCGCCGCGCAGGAGGCGCGCCCGCTCTCCATCACCGAGGCCTGCAAGCGCCTGCTGGCGGAGCTCGGCCGGCGCAGTGACATTAATTACTACACGCTGCTCGCGCGTGACTACCCGCAGGGCATCACCGAGACGGATCTCGATGCACTCATTACCCGTTTCCGAGGCAACACCGACCAGGCAGCCGTACCGATCAACTACTAACACAGGAGCAACCGATGTCATGGCCACGCAACCGTTACATCAACCGCCCGCCGCCGCGGGCTTCGTCAACACCCAGGGGATGCCGTACATGCCCATCCAGTTGAAGGGCGTGCTGGCCGCGCATCGCATCCGCCAGGCCGACTGGGCCGCGGCGCTGCGCCAGGCCGGCGGGCGCGGGCGGGGCAGCGGCATCTCTGAGGCCGCCGCCTCCCTGCTGCTAAATTACAACGCCTTCCCCCGGGCCACGCCGCGCACGCAGGTGATCGCCCAAACCGAGGCATTTCTCCGCTCTCACGGGGTGAGCGCGGCGGAGATTGCGCGTGTCTGGGACACGGACGCCAAAGATGACCACCGCCACGGGCTGGCGGGGCAGCCGCCGCGCCGCGCCGCTCCCGATCCCGCTCCCGACCCACTCGACTCAATCCCGGAGACCGTTATGCTCACAGCCAACGCGAAAAAACATTTTAAGCTATTCCAAAACCCATTCGAGAACGATATCCAGCGCCCGGAGGATGTGTTCCTGGCCGCCGGCCAGCGCTACATCCGCGAGACCATGTTCAGCACCGCAAAGCACGGCGGGTTCCTGGCCGTGGTGGGGGAATCCGGCTCGGGCAAGACGACGCTGCGCCGGGACCTCATCGAGCGCATCCAGCGCGAGGGGCACCCCATCACCGTTATCCAGCCGCGCATCTTCGATAAGAGCCGCCTCACCGCGGGCAGCATTTGCGAGGCCATCATCAAGGACATCAGCCAGGAGACCTCCATCGGCGGGAGCCTGGAGACCAAGGCGCGGCGCATCGAGCAGATGCTGACCTCCTCGTCCCGCGCCGGCTACTCGCATGTCCTCATGATCGAGGAGTCGCACGATCTGCACGTGAAGACTTTGAAATATCTGAAGCGTTTTTGGGAGATGGAGGACGGCTTCCGCAAATTGCTGGCCATCATTCTCATCGGCCAGCCTGAGCTGCGCGACAAGCTGGACGAGCGGCAGAACTTCGAGGCGCGCGAGGTGATTCGCCGCTGCGAGATCGCCGAGCTCGAACCGCTGAACGGCGACATGGAGGCGTACCTCGACTTGAAGCTCAAACGCATCGGCAAGGAGTTGACCGATCTGTTCGAGCCCGCCGCCTTCGATGCCATCCGCCAGCGCCTCACGCTGCGCACGGCCGGCGGCCAACGCACGGTCAGCATGCATTATCCGCTGGTGGTGAACAACACGGTGGTGAAGTGCCTGAACCTGGCCGCCGAGGTGGGCGCGCCGAGGGTCTCGGCCGACATCGTGCAGGGGGTGTGAGATGACGCAGCTACTGGATGACTTGGACGTGGAACGCTGGGCGCAGATCTACCAGGGCAACCACATCGATCGGAGACTGCCGGGATTGACCTTCGCGCAGTTCGTCGTCAACCCGAACGCTTACCTGATCATGGCCATCTTCCGCGAGTCGCAGCCGATCGCAGACGATGACTCCGCCCCGGAGTTCTTCCCGCTGCTGCCCGCCCAGGAGCAGGTGGCGCTGGAGCAGGTCTGGCGCGAGGGGCTGGCGGAGGCCTGCGCCCCTGGCGAACGATCGTTCGGCGCGACCACGGAGGCGCTGCTCCCCGCGCAGGCCGTGCATCGCGGGGACCATTACATCGAGCCGCTGCACCACCGGAGCTGGCCACGATGAGCGCGCCCATCCAGCACATCACCCGCGACTCCGTGCTCGCCGCGCTTAGCCGGCACATCGGCGCGGCCAACGGCATCTCGGCCGCGGACCTCGTGCGCTACATCACCGGCGATCTGCTCTGCGACGCCGCCGGCGAGCGTCTGCTGCGAAGCTGCGTCTCCGAACTGCGCGGCGAAGGCATCGCCGTCTGCGCCCATCCATCGCACGGCTATTTCATCGCCGAGACCCCGGAAGAGGTGGATCTCTGCTGCCGCTTCCTGCGCGATCGCGCGATGCACAGCCTGGCGCTCGAAGCCAAGTTGCGCAAACGCCCACTGCCCGAACTGCTCGGGCAGCTCCGTCTCAACACCTGAAGAGGCCCACATGAATATATCTGAAATCGAATCACTCACCCGCGCCTACGCCGAGGCGCGCGGAAAACTGTCCGACCTGGTCGGCGCGCTGCAGGCCGAGATCGAGGGCGCCAAGCGCCGGCGCATCGCCGCCATCCGGCGCGCGGTGGGCGCGGCAGCCGAGTCGCACGCGGCATTGAGATCCGCGCTGGATGCCGCCCCCGGCCTGTTCGCGAAACCGAAGACGGTGACCTTCGCCGGGGTGCGCGTCGGCTACATCAAGCAGCGCGGCCAGGTGGTCATGGACGACGAGGAGGCGGTGATCCGCCGCATCCGCGAGCAGTTGCCCACCGACCAGGCGGCGCTCCTGATCCGCGTGCGCGAGAGCGTGCACAAGCCGTCCGTGTACGACCTCACCGCCGGTGACCTGAAGCGCCTCGGGATCCGCGTGGAGGACGACGAGGATGTCGTGGTCATCAAGCCGGTCGACGGCGAGGTGGACAAGCTCGTCGATGCGATGCTGCGCGATGCCGAGCACATCACGGAGGAGGCCGCGTGAGGCGCGGCGCTGTTTGGCCGCCGGCGCACGCGTGGCGTCCCGGAGAGTGGCGTCCCGGAGAGGCGCACGGCTGGCGCCCACTCTCCGTGGACCAGCCGCGGCCGCTGGAGGATGTGCTGGTGACGGTCGTGGAGAACGACCTGCGCACGGTCTACCTGTGCTACCTCGATCGCAGCGGGCAGTGGCACTGGAGCGGCGAGGGTGAGCCATTCAACTGCGGCCGCATCACCCACTGGATGCCGCTGCCGGAGCCGGCGCGATGAGGCAGCGGTACATCGAGAAAGATCCTGCCGCCGTGATCACAGGGAGGAACCATCCGGATCTGTTCGGCGGCGACACACCTGTGTTGATGTCTGGCATCGCCACCTGCATCGAGTGCGGCTGCACGGACGAGGCCCCTTGCTGCATGTCCGGTTGCCTCTGCGGCGATGAGTCCGGCACCTGGTGTGATTGGATCTGGGTGGATCGCGAGAGTGGCCAGGGCTTGTGCTCTGAGTGCGACGACGGAGGCTGCTGATGCGCACCACCTATCGTATCCACGTGAACCTCGATGGCGACGTCGAGGTGACGCAGACCGCGGTCATGTCGCTGGAGGAATATCTCAGGCAGGCCGGAGAGGTCCACGCCTTCGCCCTGCGGATGCGGGGGTACCCCATCACCAGCGCCGTGCCGCTGCTGCCGCCCCAGGAGCCGCCGCATGACCACTGATTACGCGTTCACGCGCGAGGCCCTCGCGCAGGCGCTGCATGACTGGGTCGCCGAAATGGTGGCCGGCGGCGTGCCCGAGCAACTCGCCGCGGCGCGGCATGCGGACGTGGCCAATTTCTTTATCTCGCAGACGGCGCAGGTATTGCGCGCGGAGGGGCCTGCGCCATGACCTGCCGCGCCCAGACCGATCAGCGCAAGGCCGATCTCGCCACGATCCACATCTGCAAGGCGGATCTCGCTCTGGACGACGACACCTATCGCGACATGCTGTTCGCCGTCGCCCGCGTGCGCTCAGCGGCGGACCTCGATGCCGGCGGACGGGCGGCGGTGATCGATCACCTGCGCGGCCTGCTGCGCGCGCACACCAACGCCCCGCGCCGCGACTACGGCCGGCGGCCGCACAATATCGGCAGCGCCGATCGCGGCCCCTTGCTCAAAAAGATTGAGGCCCTGCTCGCGAGCCACCGCCGCCCCTGGGCCTACGCCGAGGCGCTGGCCCGGCGCATCGGCAAGCGCGATCGCCTGGCGCTCTGCGGCCCGGCCGATCTGCGGAAGATCGTCGCAGCGCTGCAATACGACGCGCGGAGGCATCCATGAGGAGGATCCCTCGCCCCTTCACCGAGCCGGAGATCCGGCGACTGCGGATCTATTATCCTGATCTGCTCACGGCCGAACTGGCCAGGGTGATGGGCCGGCATCGATCCTCTATTTACGGCAAGGCCTCCGCCCTCGGGCTGCGCAAGAGCGCGGCGTTCCTTGCCAGCAGCGCCTCCGGGCGGCTGGACGGGCAGCGGGGCGTGGGCCGTCGCTTTGCACCAGGGCACTCCACCTGGAACAAAGGGATGAAAGGGTGGCATGCGCCGGGGACCGAAGCCACACGGTTCAGCAAAGACCACCGGCCGCAGACGTGGGTGCCGGTGGGGACCGAAGTCGTGCGGGAAGGCTATCTGACGCGCAAAATTTCCGACGATAAGAGACCCTCGCGCCGCAACTGGAAGGCCGTCCATGTGCTGCTGTGGGAGCAGCATCACGGTGCCGTGCCGCGGGGGGGCGTCGTGTGTTTCCGCGACGGCGACTGCGGCAACATCCGTATCGAGAATCTGGCGCTCGTTGGCAGAGACGCTCTCTGTCTACGCAACAGCGTTCATAACCTGCCCCCAGAATTGAAAGCCGTGATTACCGCCAAGGGCGCGCTGAATCGCACCATCACATTAATAGAGAGAAAAAACCATGAGCGAAAACAACATCCAGACCCTGCGTCAGCATCTGTTTGACACGATCGCGGCGCTGCGGGACAAAGACGCACCGATGGACATAGAGCGGGCTAAGGCGGTCTCATCTGCGGCGCAGGTGGTTGTGAATTCGGCCAAGGTCGAGGTCGACTACATCAAGGCGACGGGCGGGGCTGGATCCGGTTTTATCCCGGACTCCCGGTCGCAGTTGCCTCAGGCCGGCGGCGCCGGCGGTACCAGCGTCGTCAAAAACATCGTCCAGCAGCGATCCAAGTGGCAGAACCCCTAGTGACCGCAAGCCTGCTTTGTTTGTCGATGTTGATCTACGGCGAGGCGCGCGGCGAGCCGCTGCTCGGTCAGCAGGCGGTGGCGGCGGTGGTTATGAACCGGGTGGCATCCCGGAGCTACCCTGATGATGTATGCGCGGTGGTAACGGAGCCTGGGCAATTCAGCTTCGCCTGGCAGCCGCCGCGCGAGGCTGCCGCATGGCGGCGCGCCGTGGCGGTGGCGGAGATGGCGCTCGCCGGAGACGGCATCGACCCGACCGGTGGCGCGCTGTACTACAACGAGGCCGCCTCGCGCGCGACCTGGTCGCGCGGCATGACTGGCCGGCGCATCGGCGATCATATCTTCTGGACGGAGACCCCGTGACCCTCACCATCTCCTGCCCCAACTGCGCCCTGAATTTCCCGCTCATCGCCGGGCTGAATGAGGCGGACGCGAAGCGCTATGCCGCCCTCATGGGGGAACTGCCGCCACAACTCGCGAAGCCCTTGGTGCAGTACCTGCAATTTTTCAAGCCGCAGAAATCCGGGCTCACCTGGTCGCGTGCCCTGAAGCTGATCGGCGAGCTGCTCCCGGATATCCAGCGCGGCCAGGTGTGCCGCAACGGCCGCGACTGGCCAGCGCCGGCGGTGGCTTGGGTGACCGCCATCCAGGAGATGCTGGAGCGGCGCGAGAGATTCAAGCTGCCGTTGCGCAACCACGGTTATTTGTACGAGGTCATCGCCGGCCAAGCCAATCGCGTCGAGGCCCAGGCGGAGCAGGCGGTGGAGCAGCGCCGCCATGCGCGGCCGCCGACCGCCTCGCAGGGGCTCACCCGGATCGGCGACCGGCTGTCGCAGCTCGCCGGCATCGAGCGCCTCCTCGGCGCGGCGCAGGATGAGACCACGCGGGCGAGCCTGGAGCGGCAGGCCGCGCGGCTGCGGCGGGAGACTACGGGAGATCAATAATGACAACGTGTCTGGACGAAATGGCTGAGCTATCTAGTTTCACGGAACGTTTTATTTCGCAGCGACCCGCGCTCCGACATCTGGACGCTGCTGCGATAGCCGAGCGGGTAAACACATTGGTGCGCGACGCCTGGGGCGGGCAGGGGATATATTTCAAATCCTCCCCTCAGCTACCCCTCTTCACTGGCTCGTCCAAAAACACCAGCGACCAATTTTTACTTAGCCTCCTCAACACTCTCCAGGTGTGCCTGACTGACTGCGCCGTGTCGTCTCGCGTCGCTGAGGATCTGGCTTTGACGTATATCAATGAGTTCAACGCCATCGTCCAGGGACAGCCGGTGTACATCCGTAAGTTGCCCGAGGCATATTACCAGGACCGCGACGCGGCAATATACAAAGAGTTCGACGGCCGCAACCACCTTAATCTGTGCCGCAAATACGGGTTCACTATGCAGCGGCTCTATCAGATCCTTCGGCGGCAACAATCCAGCCGCCGCCGGTCTGCCCGGATCTGAACACGCCTCTTTTTTATTTCAGAATCCCTGAAATTATTTTAATATTCGCCCACGCTTTGTAACGTCTCTTAACACGTATTAACGCATTTATCACGCTTTTTGGCCATTATTTATAACACTCCGGATCAGCCTGCAATACGAGCCGGGGCTCATCGATCTGATCTATTCCTGCACGACCTGCGGGGCTTGCGATGTCAATTGCAAGTCCGTCCGGGACATGGAGGTCCTG